TCCTAACTATGAGTTCGGTACTAACCCCTGTAGCGAAATTATCTTGCGACCAAACCAGTTCTGTAACTTGACAGAGATTGTAGTACGAGCCACAGACACTATAGATGACTTAGAGCGGAAGGTACGTCTAGCAACTATTCTAGGTACTATCCAATCTACTTATACTAAGTTTCCCTACCTGCGTAAGATTTGGCAGAAGAATACAGAAGAGGAGAGATTACTAGGTGTATCCCTAACGGGCATCATGGATAACAAACTAACTACCAGTCAGAATGCTGGTCTTGATAAAACACTAGAGAGGTTAAAGAATGTTGCAATATCTACGAATGCTGAGTGGGCTGAACGCCTTAACATCCCTGTTGCTACTGCTATCAGTTGCGTTAAACCAAGTGGTACTGTCTCCCAACTTGTTGATTCTGCTAGTGGTATTCATGCTCGTCACAGCCCTTATTATGTTCGTACTGTGCGTGGAGATAACAAGGACCCGCTGACACAGTTTATGATTGACCAAGGTATCCCTAACGAGCCATGCGTAATGAAAGGTGACACAACTACAGTCTTTAGTTTTCCAGTTAAGTCACCAGCAGGGGCAGTCACTAGGAACGATATGACAGCCATAGAGCAACTAGAGATGTGGTTGACGTATCAACGCTCATGGTGTGAACATAAGCCTAGCGTGACGATCTCAGTTCGTGACCATGAGTGGATGGAAGTGGGTGCATTTGTCTACAAGCACTTTGATGAGATGTCAGGTGTATCTTTCTTACCTCACTCAGATCATACTTACCAGCAAGCACCTTATCAGGACTGTACTAAAGATGACTACGAAGAATTGTTAGCTATTATGCCAAAGGCTATTGACTGGTCTGAACTTTCAGAGTATGAGAATGAAGACAACACTGCTGGTAGTCAAACAATGGCTTGTAGTGGTGATACGTGTGAACTCGTAGACTTAACATAAGGAGAGAATAATGACTGGACTTGAAACACTTGCCGTATTCATGTTATTAGTTGGCATCTTAAAATCAGTATCTTAGACGGAGAAATAGTAATGGCTAAGTGGGACTTAAGTAAGATGGAATCTGATAATGTAAATAGTCCACCACACTACGGACAAGGCACTATTGAGTGTATCAAATACATTGAGGACTTCCTAAGCAAGGATGAGTTTGTAGGCTACCTACGAGGGAATATAGCTAAGTACCTTCATAGGTGGCGCTACAAGAATGGCTTAGAAGACCTTAAGAAGGCTAACTGGTACTTATCTAAGCTCATAGAGGTGGAGAGTAAGAAATGATAAGCTTAAATCAGTCAGTAGATTTAGTACACTTAGGTATTACACTCTACTTGGTCTGGAAGGTACATAAACTACAACAAGAAGTAGACTATGCTTACTTTACACTAAGTAACCTACTAAAGTCTTTAACCAGCACCTTTAAAGCAATGATACAATAGAAAAAGCCCCTGCGTCCAACTAAGGATACAGGGGCTTAAGTTTGTCTGGGGTAGTCTTTTTGTTGTTATTATTTACCGAAGAATTTAGATACTGATCTGATTCCTATGGATGCTGATACGATCCCACCAAGGCTATACTGATACCATGTCGGCATAGTCTCAAGTGCTGCAAACCCAGCTTGCACTATAGCATTACCCCAGTCTCCACAAAACGCTAGTATCAAAGGGATACTGAAAAGTAGGGTTATCCACTCATCTTTCCAGCTATTCTGTGTAGCCTGTATAGCAGCTAGATCCCAGTCTATCTCACCTGTAAGCTGTTTCTTCTTAATCTCAGCCTCAGTGAGTTTGATCTGTGTCTTACTGTCGATTACACTTGTAGCTAAACCAACTACACTACCTATTATTTGTCCTATCATTTCTTTCACTCCCTAGCCAAACGGCTATCGTACCAGTCATAGCACCACTTACGACACTAATCATAGCACTCTGTTGGGTACTTAAGTCATCCAAACTAATTCCCCACTCTATTACACGTATATACATAATAGTCATAACGAGCATCATAAGTCTTGGCATAAGTTTCCAAGCCAGTATTCTTTCCATATCAGACCTCGAAGTTTACTAATGTTCCTACAGGTTTAGTCTGTATAGGTTTACCTTGATTGGTGTAATTAACAGGCTCTACCTTAAATGTTACAGGCTTCCTTGTAGATTGCTCTATTACTTTAGGTGTCTTGTCTTGGTTCTCAGGCGGGTTCATTGCCATTTGAAATGGTGCAGTACCTATAGCTTCTAGCATTATAACATCCCCTTTGATGACATTATTAGAAGTACAGCTATCCCAGTTATAATAGACAACACAGTCAGAGTACCCCCAATAACAACTACCTTCTCTACTACCTCTTGCTTACGGAGTTTCTCAGCAGCCTCTTTCTCTTTACGTTCTCTACGTGTTCTAGCTCTGATTTCTTGTAGCTCACCCCAAGCGGAGTAACCTCTAGTAGCTATCACAATGGCTCTGAGTTCTTCCTCAGCATCCTTAGCCTTCTGTAGCTTTACGAAAGTCTCCATACTGTTCTCATCATCACCTGAGAAGAGACTGTTCTTCTTCTTATTGTGGTTGTTCCTTAGCTCATCGACACCATCAAAGAACTCACCAATTTGTTTAGTAACTGAGACAAGCTCTTTACCTGCACTAACAGCAGTCTTGACCGCAGCCAAAGCTGTGAACGGATCTATCATCCTACACCCCTACAGTGGAAATTAAGACTACCCCCTATAGTGGAAATTAGTCTTTACTAGCCATTTTTTCTACTGATTGTCGGATTGCTTTAATGTTTTCGTCTATGCGGGCCATAGATATTGCTTGCCTTTGTGTGGCATCTTCTACGATAGATAGTCTTGATTGTAGACGCATGATATCTTCAGAATTACGTTCAATGTCTGACATCATCATAGAGACAGTCCAAACTATAGCTGCTGCTTGAGCTATAAGGCCGAAGATAAGGGTTATAGGTACACTCCTAGAGAGGTGCCAATTATCTTCTTCTCTACTCATGCTGGGTAGACTTTACGATCAAGTTCAAAGTGAGGGGCATCATAGAAGCTCTTCCAGTCACCACCCCATACGATGGAAATGTCAAGCTCTTCTGCTGCATCCTTCATGGCTTCAGCCATAGTTTCAAACCTATCTAAGTCTTCCCAATCTACAGGCCAAGGAACCATGTCTACAGCATGACCTGTGATGTGTCTTGAGTTTAGTGTAGTTGACTTACCCTCTTTGAGTAACTGTCTCTGACGATCAATATGACGTATGCCTTCAATGACTGTGAAGTCTACCTCAGTCATCTCTATTGCTTTCTTCACTACAGCTTGCATATCAGGGTGTACTCCTGACAAGTTCTGTAAGCTACGTGTTCCTAGTTTGTATGCCATGTTTATCCTCTAAAAATTCTAACATAAGCCTCATCAAAGTGACCAGTACCACCTGTTGTAATTCCACTTACGTTTATAGTTGGGTTAGTGTAGTTTGTAGTTATAACTTGTGTACCACTTACTGTGACTTCTCTTGGATAACTATAAGACCCAGCCGATTCTGTATGTGATCTAGTTACCCACGTAGTACCGTTAATTTTTATCCTAAAAGTCCAAATTTGAGTAGTCCTAGATCCACCTGTGGCTCTCCATACTATGGTGTCACCAGAAAGTATTGTAAAGTTTGTACTGATAACGCCAGACCCTTGGTAAAACTCTATTTCATTAACTAAATTTCTGTTCATAGTATCAAAACCACTGTCAAGAATATCATCTCTACTCAAGTCTTTAAACACTACTGGTAAAATTCCGGGCGAGCTTAAAGCGACTGCACCTTTAAACGTGATACCTGAACCGTTAAACTTAATAAATGCACCAGCGTCACCAGCTACAAATCTACCTTGAGTGTCTACCTTAAAGCCACTTTGTGAACCAGTAGGGTTAGAGGTTGTAGAGGTAATAGTACCAGTAGACATTTCATCAGCATTAATATTGACAGCATTGACTTGAGCGGCTGTAAGTGTGCCAGCGTAAACATAGTCAGAAGCTATCTCATTTGCGCTAATAGTGTTCGCAAGGATCTCATTGGCCGTTACAGCACCAGTTGCAAGTTTAGATGTGATAATACTCCCTGCCAATATCTTATCAGATATGACCGCATCAGTAGCTATTTTATCAGAAGTTATTGAATTATCTGCGGTGTCAGCAAATACCTCTGTTTCCCAAGCTGAAGCTGTAGCATCCCACCTATAAAGTGTAATATCTGGCAACAACAAAACAATCTGCCCATCCGCATCACCGGACGTAGGCAAAGACTGAACAGGCTTAACGTTAAACCTTTCTGCCTCAGTAAATAAATCATCTACAGCAGAAGAAAAATCTCCGGGCTGAACGAATAAAGTAGTAGCATTCACACTCCCTACAAACGCAGATTTATTGTCGCTAAAGTCCACGGCTCTAACCCAATAATATCTTTGGATGCCGTTAGTTAAGTTACCTCTTATAAAGCCACTGCTAGACGAACTTCCAATAAATGTAGCAGTTCCTAAATTATTGCTAGAGTTTTCCCAAACCTCAACGTGCCTTAAATCTCTATCTGCTGGGTTGACCCAAGTAATCTCTATAAACTTAGATGCACCATTAGCAGCTAAACTTGTAGGCGCATTTGGTGGTGTAGTATCACCCTGCGAATTAAGTGTTGCACTTGCAAATATTGACCTAACGCCCAAAGCAGAAACGGCTCTTACTTTGACTTGATAGTTTTCGCCAACAATGACTGGAGAGATA